GCTAATGGAAAAGATAAAGAATATTTATAAAGAGCACACAAGAATTCCAAAGCGTGAGATGGATAAAATCTTGCAACACGATATTTGGTGGGAAGCTGATAAGTGCTTAGAATATGGACTAGTCGACGAGTTAATTTAAAATGGCAACGAGAGAAGTAACAACAGAAGAATCCTTAGAAATTCTAAGACCATTAACAGAAACAGAAGAGTTTATAAATTTTTCTGGACATAGAAAGTTTCCCTATAAGGGTTTCGGAGAGAATGTTTACAGATTTACAGTCAACATTATGTCACTTGATATGTTGATCAGTCTAATGGAACATGAAAAGGTAAAAAATGTTTATTTCTCACCTGCAGCCGCAGGTCCGGGACAAGCAATGGATGGAATCTCCATGATTTATAAGGTATACGTCAAGTATCATCCCGTTGAAGAATAGCAAGTTCTAATATTTTTTGAGTTCTCAATAAGAAGTTTTTAACTCTGCTATGGTTTATTATTACAGCAGAGTGTGCGAAATCTGGATGAACAGCAAAAATAACACCCATTATTCTATTTGATAAAGATAATACAGCCGACCCACTAGCCCCAGGTGCAACCGGTATGCTAGACAGGGATACAAACTTATCAACCTTTCCACTATATACACCTTTCATAATTAATGCTGTTGGTGGGTGATATATTCCCATTGGTGCCCCGATATAATAGACATCTTCACCAATCCTTGGCTCCCGTCGTGCAATCTTTATATCATCATCAGAGCCTTTAAGACCATCAATAACAAGAGTGCACAAGTCAGCGCTTTTATCAGTTGCTTGTTCAGCTATAACAACTTTTGCAACAAAAAATTTATTTTTATGATTTTGTACAGCCAGCTTTTCTTCCCAGGTGTATTTGAATACTGGATCATTTTGATTAATATGGCTACTTGAATCGCAAACATGACCTGATGTCAGGACCACAGCATATTCTTTTACAACGTCTACAAACATACCGGAACCAGTAGCTCCAAATGTTCTAGTCTCACATTGGTGAGCTGGGTTTTCTTTTTTTTCTCTAAAACATTTTGTTATGCTTATTGTTTTAAACACTTTGACGAATTTGTCTACAGGAGGGCTCTTCAATACAGAAGAGTTATGTATCATCGTGCATGATACATTGAGCATAAAAAAAGAAAATAAAAATAGGATTTTCCATTTCATCTATAATAAGTATACAAGAGAAAGTGCTTTTTTAAAGTAGAGCGCAAAAAAAGGGGATTTAATAATGATATATTTGATTTTGGTCAACATATTGGGTCTAGGTCAGCCAGAAGCAAAAACAGACTTTATCAACCACGATGAAGTGGTATACAGCACACATGACAAAAAGACTGTTTCACACAGCAATTCAATAAAATACATAAAAGCCCCAACGCCTTGGGTAAAAGTTATTAATAATTGATATTTATTGTGATACTATCTTTTTAGATAAGTTCAAGGATATCAATTTTGGCTAAAAAAACTTACGTATTAGATACAAACGTTTATCTAACCGATGCCCAATCCATAATGTCGTTTTCAAATAATGATATTTTAGTTCCGCTCAAAGTATTGGATGAGATAGATAAACACAAAAAAAGACAAGATGTTGTAGGTGCTCAAGCTAGGAACACAATAAGAACCTTGGATACTCTTAGGTCAAAGGGAAACCTACATAAGGGAGTTCGCCTAGATAGGGGAAAGGGAATTATAAAAATAAAAAGTTATAATCCACTTTGTCTACCAGATGACCTAGATCTTGAAGATGCAGATAATCAAATAATTGCAACTGCATTATCTGAAATGGATGAAAGTCCTTCCAAAAAAGTAATCATGGTTTCTCGTGATATAAATATGAGAGTTAAATGCGATGCTCTTGGTATTGCAACAGAAGATTATCAAGTAGAGCAAGTTGTAGCAAAGTCGGACGATCTATACTCAGGCACTGCTGAAATACTTGTAGACGAACAGATTATAGATAATTTCTATGAAGGAAACTCTGTTACAATTGACCAAAAAGGTTTACATCCAAATCAGTTCGTAATGTTGGTCTCCAACTCTAATCCTAAAAAAGCAGCACTTGCTAGGTATACAAACGAGGATACACCCCTAAAAAGGGTTCAACAAATATCAGCTTGGGACACAAGACCTAGAAACAAAGAGCAGCAATATGCTCTTAATCTTCTAATGGACCCAGATGTTCCTGTTGTTAGTTTGATTGGTAAAGCCGGCTCAGGAAAAACCCTGCTTGCTCTTGCGGCTGGATTAGAGCAGACGCTAGGAAATTCAATATACAAAAAGATGGTTGTAACAAAGCCAGTAGAACCAGTCGGCAAGGACATAGGTTTTTTACCTGGGACACTTGAAGAAAAAATGCTTCCTTGGCTCGCACCTATACAAGATAACTTGCAATTTCTTATGGGTGATGATAAGATGACCTTAGATATGTATCACGAAAAAGGACAAATAGAAGTTGAAGCAATGACCTTTATTCGCGGTCGCTCTATTTCAAATGCGTTTATTGTTATTGATGAAGTTCAGAATATGACCCAACACGAAATCAAGACAGTGTTAACCCGAGTGGGCGAAGGCACTAAAATCGTCCTTACAGGCGATATAGAACAGATTGATAACGTGTATATAGACGCAACTAATAACGGGCTCTCATATGTTGTAGAGCGCCTTAAAAACGAAACTATAACAGGACATGTAACACTAATGAAAGGAGAAAGGTCAAAGGTCGCGACAATTGCGGCTTTGAAGTTATAATATGAGTGTAGAGATAAAAAATGATACCCCTCTTAAAGAGCTTATTGTAAATTTTGTAGGAAATAAGCTACAACCAGAAAATGACGAAGTAACAATAGAGCACATTGCAGAAGTTTTTTCACAAGAGTTTCCAGAATTTTTGCTAACATTAGCAGAAGAAAACTGGGTAAACGGATACACACAAGCTCTCAATGACGTTGATTTTGTTAAAAAAGAGATGAAAAAACAAAATGTCGCTGAAAAACACAATCAAGAATAGACAAAACAAAGCAAAAAGATTTACATGGAAAGGAGTAGAAGTCATCATAAAAGATGATATTCTAAATCCAGATGTATCTATAAGGTCTGTTTTAGCTAAGATAGACCCAAAAATACCTCAAAAGTTCTTAACAAATGTTGATGTTATATATGTTGGGGATTTTGATTTCTTTAAAGATAGAGACATACAAGCAATGTATGAAAACTCTTGTATATTTGTAACAAACAAACAAGATAGTGTTGATGATATGTGCGACGATATAGTTCATGAAGTTGCACATTCGCTGGAAGATGTTTACAGGGATATTATATATTCTGATGGAGAACTAGAAAAAGAGTTCTTACAAAAAAGAAAACAACTTTATTCTATTTTAGATAGTGAGGGCTTTGAGGCTGACTTGTTTTCGTTTATGGAGCCGGCATATAAAAAAGAATTTGATGAATACTTATATAAAGACATAGGATACCCAGCTTTAAACATGTTGAGTGCTAATATATTTTATTCCCCTTATGCTTCAACATCGCTTAGAGAATATTTTGCAAATGGTTTTGAGGCTCTTTTTTATCATAGAGACTATGACTTTATAAACAAGTCGTGCCCTAAATTATTTCAAAAGTTAAATAGCATTATGGAGATAGAATAACTATGATAAAAGATATTATAAAAACCAAGCAAGACAACAAACTAACAGTTCAAGTTGAGTGTCATACTAGGCAGTTTGCAATTCATCCTATAAAGGTCTTGACAACTAAAGAACTTATTGATAAACTTGGAAAGGAATATAAAATAAAAAGTGTTTTGAGCGCACCAAAAAGACCTGTTGGCAACACAACTAGAAGAAAGATGTCGACATCTGGAACTTGGGTTTTTGAATTGGAGTCTCAAGAGGCTACAAAAGCAGAAAGTAGAGAAATTCAAGTTGAAGAACCAGAAATCACAGAAGAAAAACCAAAATCAAAACCAAGAACAAAGAAAACAACTTCCACAACACCAAGTTCAATCAGAAACAGAATGTCAAAACTCGCAAATAAAGAAAATTAGTTATTCAGAGTTTAAGACCTGGACAGAATGCCCTTACCGACACAAACTTATTTATGTAGATAAGCTTCCTTATTTTTCCGGAAATGAATATACAGCATTTGGTACAGCAATTCACAAAGCTTGTGAAGAAAAGATACCAAACAAAGAAGTAAATGCTTATTCAATTTTTGAAAACACTTTTTTGGATGAGTTAAAAATATTAAAAGAAGAAAATCACGAATTTAATAAACAACTTGTTTCTGATATGAGAGAGCAAGCAAAAGCAATATGCGACAACATATTTTCTGCTGTGCTAGAGCAATTTGGCCAGTTTCAGGTTGTATCTATTGAAGAAGCACTGCTAGAAGATATGAATGATTTTGAGTCTTATGGAAGAAAGTTCAAAGGTTTTATTGACCTGGTAATCAAGACACCAGATGGAAAATATCATATTATTGATTGGAAAACTTGTTCTTGGGGTTGGGACAGCAAAAAGAAAGCAGACAAGATTGTAAATTATCAACTAACAATGTATAAGCACTTTTTTTCAAAAAAGCACAACATTGACCCCAAAAAGATAGAAACTTATTTTGCCCTCCTTAAAAGAACAGCTAAAAAGAACAATGTTGAGATATTCCGTGTTACTTCTGGGGACAAGAAAATAAATAATTGTTTAAGTATGTTGCAAAAATCTGTTATAAATATGGAAAAAGGAATAAGCATCAAGAATCGACTTTCCTGCAAATATTGCAAATTTTATCAAACAGAGAATTGTACATGAATGAAAAAACAAAGAAAAAGATATTAGTTATCGCAGACTCACCTCTCGCACCGTCCGGTGTAGGCACCCAAACAAAATACATGATTGAAGGATTGTTGAGAACAAGAGAGTTCTCTTTTGTTTGTCTCGCAGGAGCCATAAAACATGCAAACTATCAACCAATGAGAGTTGACCCTTATGGTGATGATTGGCTTATACATCCAGTTGATGGCTATGGGAACCCAACAATTATAAGGGAGATGATAGAACACTACAAGCCTGATGCTCTTTGGTTTATGACTGACCCAAGGTTCTATGTCTGGTTGTGGAAGATAGAAGATGAAATTAGACCAAATATTCCAATGCTTTATTATCATGTCTGGGACAACTATCCTTATCCCATGTTCAATAAGCCCTATTACGACTCAAACGACATGGTTTGCACAATAAGTAAGGTCACTGATGATATTGTAAGAAATGTCTCACCAGATGTTGAATGTGTTAGAATTCAGCACGCTGTTGATACAAACATCTTTAAGAAAAGAGAAAAATCTGAATATCAAGAGTTTGTGAAAAAAGCAAAATCAGAAGGAAAGATGGTCTTTTTCTGGAACAATAGAAATGCTAGACGAAAACAATCTGGAACTTTGATTTTTTGGTTTAAAGAGTTTTTGGATAGAGTTGGTCACGACAATGCTATGCTTATTATGCATACTGAGCCGAAAGACCAGAACGGTCAAGACCTTGAAGCTATTATTGAACATTTGGAACTAAACAAGGGACAAGTGCTCATATCAACACAGAAAGTTCCATCAGACCAGTTGTCTTATTTTTATAATATGGCTGACTGCACAATTAATATCGCAGATGCAGAGGGTTTTGGTCTTGGAACGTTGGAATCTCTTGCATGTGAAACGCCAATAATTGTTAATATGACTGGTGGTCTACAAGAGCAAGTAACAGATGGAGAAGGAAACTGGTTCGGAATAGGCATCCAACCAGCCTCAAAATCAATTATTGGCTCACAAGACGTTCCATATATTTATGA